CCATCCAGATGCGTAACTACATCCGTCTACGTAAAGGTCTTGGATCATTTTAAGAAAGGGATTTTTGTAATTTATCCTTTAATACGTTTATTAAAGTTTCTTTATCCGTGCTATATGAAGGATTATCTAATTGAGGTTTTACTAAAACTGAAGGAGCACTTTCTGGTTCATCATCACAACCACATTCGTCATCCATTTCAACTTCTGGTTCCTCTTGTTCAGGTTCCTCTTGTTCAGGTTCCTCTTGTTCAGGTTCTTGGCTATCTGTTTTAGGTAATGTGATACCTGCAAGTTTTAATATATCATGTAATTCTTGCATACTGTCAGCATTTGCACTGACAGTTACTTGTGCATCACCTTGTTTTTTGGTTTTGCTGTATGATACGGATTCTTTGTCATCTTCTTGTTCAACAGCACCTGACATAACTTCAGGACTTGGGAAATATGCTTCTTCTATTGATTCTATTTCCTTACCGCTCATTTTGTCCTGATGCATTTGTCTAACTAATGCTAAAAATCTATTTCTGTATTTAGGATCTTCCATAATGTCAGATAAAATATTTGCATATGGTTCAAGTGCGTCTATTAGATTTCTACTTAAAACATTACCGCTTTGTAATTGGTCTAATGCTCTTGCAGTCATTTGTCCAGATGCTTTACCGCCAATTTCTTTTTTAGCCATATTGGAGCCCATTGCAACTCCTTGTGATGGATTTTCAAACATCTGATCTAATTTCATTATCTGCTCCTAGTACCGTGTTGAGCAATATTATCTACTTGTTTTGTGCTTTCTGCACCTCTACCCATATTAGGTGTACCAACTATTGTGTCATATGTTGGTCTTAAAGCATCGCCCATTAACTCATCTTTGCTTGGGTAGTTGCGGAAATAATCAGCACCTTTTTCTGCTTTAATTTTGTTAAGTTCGTCTAGGAATTTTTTATTAAACTCTTCACCAAAAAGAGGCCCATCTTCTACAAATTCATCATCTATTGCATAATGTTCCATTTCTTCTTTGGCTAGTGCTGAATCTTCTTCGTTTACAAATCTGTCTTCATCAGCCTCTAATCTTTCAGCGGCCATGTCTGCTTCTAAACGTCTTGGTTCTTTAACACCATAACATAAAACTCTTTCATGATCTAAACCAAGATTTACTGCTAACCATACTTCTAAAATTCTGTCGTTAACTGGATATTTTAAAACTATGTCTGTGCTACATACTTCGCTAGTAAATTTTGCACCTTTGGCTCTTAAAAATTCTTGTGGGTTTTCTTCTATTGGAGTTCTTTTAAATGGTGCCGCACTGACTAAATTATATTTTGATAGACATTTTTCTATAATGTCCATATGATCGCTACCACAATCTGCGGCAATTTTAACTCTAAAGCCGTATTCTTTACTAAATGCTTCTGAAATATATTGTTTTAATTCCATAAAAAACTCCAATTAACACACTTATTTATCATTTTTTAATCTGTTCCGCCTTTTATAATTTTTAGTAAATCGTTTCTGTCAAAAACAGTTGCTTGTACTGTTTCTTCTCCGCCTGTACCTTTGTCACTAAATTTATCTATTCTGGCTTTTTTAAGCATTAAATCTATTTGTTGTAGTTTTGCTTTTGTTTTGGCATCACTGGCATCTAAGGCTATTTTAAGCATATTACTTGCTTCTGCAAATACTTTACCAGCCGCCATATCACTTACATTCATACCAAGTTGCATAAGTGTTTCATAACTTTCAATAGCCTTTTTGGCTATGTCACTCATTTCAGTTTCGTGATCTTCTAAACCTTTTATTTCCTTAAAGGCCGCATTAATCTTTTCACTAACACTTAATGCTTGTTGCGTTTCTTCAATTACTTCTTCACTTTCTTCTTTTGAAGGCACAATTTCAGTAACTTCTTCAATAGGTGGCAAATTAAATTCTTCTTCCAGTTTCTTTGTCATATTACTATTTATTTTACTCTAGGGCGACTAATTCGTTTCTTTGGCTTACGTGGTTTGTTACTTCTGAATATTTGATCTTCATTAATTACTTTAAAACGTATTCCTTTACGTTTGCACCATTCCTGTGCCGCAGTCCATTTGGCGGCGTTTATGGCTGTTTGAAAGGCATCACTTCTGCTACGAGCATTTTCTAATGTAGTTTGGGTGCTGGGTTTGATTTCCACAAGTTCCACATGTTCCTTACCATCTTTATCTACATATTGTATCATAAAATCAGGAACATAATTTGCATACTTACCAGTCGCTGGATTTCTATAAGGTATCTTGATGCTTTCACTTGCCCATTTTAAAATGTTGGGATGACTATCACACATTCTCATAAATGCTAACTCCCAACTACTACGATATGTGGGCAAAGATTTCCCTACAAATTTATGAGAGTTTGTAACTTCATACTTGCCTTTTGCAAATTTTGCCATGTTAAGCCTTTATAAGTTTTCCAACTCTACTTTTAGAATTACTTTTTGGGACTACTAAATTTATTCTGTTTCCTTTAGGTCGTAATGCATTTATGGCATCATATGCATCTTTAGTAATTTTGAGTGTGTTTTCATTAATGCTGAAAAACTCCATTGGGCTTGTTCCCATGGATTCAGCAACTTTAATTAACACAATTGATAAAGCATTTGCGTTTGCTTCTTTGAATCCTATTTTTTCCAGTCTAGTTTTAATTTGTGTTAGAACTTCTGGATTTATTGTACTCAGTGAATCTTTTTCTAAATTTCCTAATATTTCTGAACTTGCTTGAGGTAATGGAAATTTAATGGTAGCATTTTCTAAAAAAGTTGTAAGTGTTGATTGTAAAACATCGTATCTTAATTCATTTCCAAATGTTTCATATAGAGAAGAACTCATTATGTATCTCCTCCACCTGTTTCTGGTTGTGTGCCTGTTTTGCCTGTCCATCTGTTTATAAGATCAGGTGCAGTTACACCTCGTCCACCAAATATATCACCTTCTTTGGGAGTACTAATAGCAGTTGATATCTCTCCAGCAAGGGCGCCTTTAGCCGCTTCGCCTACATCTTGACCATTTATTTTGGCACTTAATGCTCTGTCCACTATTCTACCAAAAGGATTATTTTCTAAAAAGTCGCCTATTCCTCCTAGGAAGCCTGATGAACCACCTCCATCTTCACCACTACCTGGTGCTGTAACATAGGTAGGTCTACTAGCATTTAAAACTATTGCATTCATAAAAGGATCGCCTATAGGATCTTCTTTTTTAAATTGATCTACTAAGACTTGTTGGGCTCGTTTTCTGCCTTCTTTTCCAGTATCTTGAGCACGTCCTAAAATGCCTGATACATCCATATTAGAACTACTTGTAACCGCTATAGGTTTTTTGCCGTTTACATATCCTGGTAAATTTTCTGGTTTGTCTATTTGTTCAAATCTATCTAAATCTGTATCAGTTAATGGAAAATTAAATTTGTTTGATGTAGTAAAGTTTTCATATTCAAAGTCCATTTGGAAATCCATTGTGTCACTACTTGCATAATCTATTTCACTAAATCTCATTCTGGTCATTACTGGATTTGTTATACTGTATTGTACTCCAGTATCACCATGATATAAAATAAAATCTATACGTTCAAAAAAGTTAGGTGTTTCTGAAAGATTGAATCCAAAATCATTACTATTATAAGCCACATACTTTGATGACTGTTGACCTAATTTACTTTCTTGCATGTATTCATGATTGGATCTAAAGAAATTTATAGGATCTCTATTATCGTCATAAAATTTATTTCTAGGATTCATATATAGATGAGAATAATATCTCATAAACAAGGTTAACCATTCGTTTTGAATTGTGTCATGTACTGTTACACTAACAGGCCCATACTCCAATCCTGTCTGTACAATTTTTTTCCTATTGTATTTGTTTTTGACTTCAGTTTTAAATTGAACTTCTGGTAATAAAGCAGTCTTTACCAAAGAGCTAATACGAGTTCTAAATTCAGTACTATCTTTATCACCAAGTGTGATTGTTCTTGTTATATCTCTATTTGGAATAAAGTTTACATAGCCTTGAAACTTCTGACGTGGAGGAGCAACATCAGGTCTAAACTGATAGGCGTTACGGAAATCCCTTGCAAAGAATTTCCGTTGTCCGCCGCCAAAATTAAGAAACCGCACCGGTCAATCTCCAGGATTAACCTATTGTAGTTGTGCCTGTTTCAACTGTTTCTGGGAATGGGTTTCCACTTACAGTTCTACCGTTAACGTCATTATCACCTTCAAAGTGGATTGCGTTATCGTATCTTACCTGCATAATAACCTGTACTGGATCATTTGCAGTGTAATCATTTTCACTGTAGTTTACGTTTGTTAAAAAACAACCTTCTAAGAACCAAACCTCACTTGCACCAGCATTAACACCATCTAATATTTCTATTTGAGCGTCAAATTTGTAGTCGCTACCTGAAGCAGGTGTTGACTGTTGGAAGTGATTTAACTGTCTTTGAACTTGAGCACCAACAAGTTTTGCAACTTGGTTAGTGATATCGTCTCTTACAGTAATGGTTACTTGTTCCCATTGATGCTTACCTTGTAAAAATATCTTTGAGTTGTAACTATCAACTGGCACTTCTTCATATGTAATCTGAGGACGTGTCACACTTTGAACGTTTTGTGTTAAAACTTTAGTTTCAGCACTTCCGCCAAAGTTGTTTAATAGGCTAACCCTAAAACGATATTTTAATTTAGGCATTAAGATACCAGAACCAGTTTGTCCTGTTATAGGTACACCAAACTTACTTTTGGTTTCTGTTGTTGCACTTGATACTGCCATATTTTTCTCCTAAAGAGCTCTTTTATATAACAATATTTATCAATAATGGGTTCAAATAATTAACTCTAGTTTTAATTATGACATAAAAAAAGGGCGGAAAAACCGCCCTTTTAATAAAGTTTTTATAAAACTTAGCCTGTTGAGCCCAAAGTATTTTGGATTCTGATAGGAATGTAAATAAATTCTACCGCTTTGACTGGTTGTATTGCAACGTCAATGTGTAGTTCATTTCTATCAATTCTTGCTGGAGTGTTATTTGTTGTATCACAAACTGTGATAAAGTCAAATAAACCTCTCTGAGCAACTAGCTCACCAAGTAGTCTATCAACAACCACTTTAGCATTTGCTCTAGTTACTTCATCGTTTGGTTCAAACAAGAATGGTTTTACTGCGTCGTCTAATTGCTCACGTAAGTAAACTACTAGTCTTGCAACGTTAACTCTATCCAATGCACTTGAATTTGGGTTAAGAGTTTTTTGTCCAAATACAGCAAGGCCTCTTCCTGGGAAGTTACCGATTGGGTTAATCTTATTACTGTATAGGCTATCTCTTTGACCTTCACTTAATGCTACTGGTTGGAATTCTCCACTTGCTGAATCTAAATATCCAGTTGATGTAGCATTGTTTACAAGTCCTCTTTGGAAACCTGCTGGTGCAAACCAAGGGAAAGCAACCTGGTCGTTAAATGCAATCGTTCTCAATGCCATGTGTGACGCTGGAACAAATACATTTGAACCGTCTAAGTTAGTTGCTAAACCATGTGGGTAGTAAACAGCCGCATATGGATCACTTGATAGTAAACCATCTTCGCCGTTTTCACCTGCGTTGTTATTGTTGTTTGCCCAATTACTTGTGCTGGTTGCATCTGAAGCCAATCTAAATGGTGCATCTATAACACTAAATACAGTGTTCTTTCTGTCAACACCTAGAGCAATCATTTCATCTACAAGTTCAGGATAACCAGGAACCGCTAATACATTAAATCTATTAGTTTCGTTTCTGATATCTTGATTACTTGCTAATGATGATTGTAAAGCCTTTACAATAACCTGTCTTTGAGCTTTTCTTAACATGTAAGGTGAGCCATCGGATTTGTTACCGCTTTCATCTGCCCAGTAAGAATTAGTTGCGTCCCATTTTTTAACGTTACCGCCACTAGCACATTTATTCCATGCTAACATTCCTGCAGGATATCTGCTTGAATTAGGAGCAAAACTATATAATGAACCTGATGAAGAGCTTCTAAATTCACCAAATAAAATACCGTCTGGTGTATCTTGATCGCTATTATCAACTATGGCCCATGCAGTACCTGACCATTTATAAATTTTAGGATAGTTTTCTAAATCACTACCATCAATCCATAAATCATTTGCTACTAAACTGCTTGATCCATCGCTTTGTTTTGTTGGCTCACTGCCTTTTACTTGTACATCATTGCTGTATGATACCCAACCATTAGCACTATCGTTAACTAAAATGTCAACATTGTCTGTGCTTACAACTGAATCATACCAGAGAGTTCCATCTGCAAGAGTTCCTGTAAGAGCAGAACTTTTTGCTGTGAAACTTAATGCTTCAAAATTACTGTATGGTGAATCTGCTGTTAAATTAATGTTTGCTGGACCAAAACCTGCTACATTACCTTCCCATAACAAAATATCTTTACCGTCAGCATTTGTAATATTGACTTTACCATTGGCATTTGATGCTAAAACATTTGCTGTAAATGAAAGACTAGCATTAGCACTACTAATAGCACTGTTAATGTCTTGTACTATGTCATCAACACTTGCGTTACCATCTGAATCACCGTCTGTTCTTAATTGAACAGCAACGTTGGCGCCATCATTTACTCTCATGTAAAAACTTACTGTACTACCAGTATGTGATGTTAAATCAACAACACTTACGTTTGCAGAACTTTCTGCTTTTAAACTTGAACCACCATTGTGTCTTTTTAATTCAAAAGTTGCTGTTCCGTCTATAGCATTTGTGCCATCACCGGATAAATCAACAATTAAATCACCTGCACTTGGTGAGTTACCATGTCTCAATACTGCAAACCCTTCTGCTACTGTTTTGACAGCAAATACAGTTTGTTCAGTAAATTGAGATGTAGATGCATTATAAAGTTTTACACTATATGATGAACCACTATTTGGTGAATTAATACCAACAAATACATCACCTGATTGTAATGCTCCGCCACCACTTCTTGTTTGAGGTAATTGATAATGATACCCAATGCTGTGGAATGCTGAAGATGTGTTTGTTACCCAGTCATTAGAACCGACTAAATCCCAATCACTAGTTGATGTTTTTTGATATAATTTAAAAGTTGCTAAAGTACTACCTGAGTTATCAAAATAAACTACTGCAAACTCATCTTTTTTACCGTATGAGCTTTTAGGTTTATCTGAAGAATCTAAATCTGTACTTGCTGGAACTTTTGCTGTTTTGTTGACCCAATTAGTACCATCGTGTAATTTAATACCTATAACAGTACTAGATGTGTCTAACCAATAAGAACCGTCTGCTGGTGCTGTTGTAGGTGCTGTAGCACTTGGTGCCAATGCATCTAAATCAACATTTGCTCTCAAAACGTATGCACTATTGGCTACGCCTAAGAAACTGTAAGCGGCTAATAAACCGTATTCGTTTCTTTCGTCACCGTGTAGTTGTGTTCCACCACTTGATCTGAATGATGGGTTACCATAGTTTTGAAGAAGTTCTCTTTGGCTTGAAATTCTAAATAATTTCCCTGCGTTTGCTGATGATGTGTACGCCGCTGTGCCACTACCATCAGGACTGCTTTTGTCCTGTGCTGTAGCGATAACAATCAACGGTACTGTACCTGTACCAGCCGGAGCATAAAAACTTTCGTCTGTTACACTTATACTAACGCCAGGGCTAACTAATGTTGCCATATTGTTCTCCTAATATATTAGATACGTTACTCGTATGCACTTATTTATCAATATTAGGGATTTTTCAGTATTTTAGAAATTATGCGGTATTATATGGTATTAAACTAATTTAAGTGGATTTACAAATAATTTAGATTGTATTTCTTTTATTTTAATCTGTAATTCTTCTATAGAGCCGTCATTTTTAATTATGTAATCTGCAGGATAACCAGCCCAATTCCATTCACTTTCATGTACATCAGCATATCTGGTTTCCATGATTTTTCTGTTTACAGCATTATGATAGGCTTCTTTAGCAACATTAAACCATTCAGGAAGCTCTCCACGTTGAACCCAAATTACTTTTCCGCCCATTTCATTTATAAGATGTAATTCATTTCTAAAACGTGCATCGCTTACAACAACACATGTAGCATTATTATTTTTACAACGAAGTCTATATTCCAAACTGTCAAGCCAGATATCTTCACTGAAATGTTCTCTCATTATATCTGTGCCTAAAAGTTGTAATGCTAATCTTGGAGTAAAGTTGGGTACACCTAATTTTTTAGTCCAAAACATATCAGGTGTTTCACGAAAGTCTCTGCTTTCCACTGTGTCGCCTTCAAGTAATTCTCTATTCCAACCAAAAATGGTTGCTGTCATATCTTTTAAGGGAGCCGCAAATGAATCTTGCACACAGCCAAGTTTAACAAACTCTTTTGCTACTGTGTCTTTTCCTGAACCTATAAATCCGCAAATTCCAATTATCATTTAGCCAATTACAAAACCAAGTGGTTGATTTCCTTCTTCCATATTGTGAATACTTTCTTTAAGACTATCTATCATAGTTACTGCTTCGTTTTTCAAATCTTGGCCATTTAACTGAATGGCACCACCTGCACCAGGAAGTCCACTGGTATATTTACTTCTTGCTTCACCTAACATCATTTTACTTTGTGCTAGAGCATAAGTACCTAACCAATTTCCTGCATAAACATCTTTTAATAAAATACTTTCAGGTATAAAATTATATACACCCACTGCAACTTCTTCTTCGTGTCTGACGTTTCTTAAAATTTTTAATTTCTTAGTATTTCTGTTCCAAAGGAAATTATATTCACTACCAAACACACGACCGATAGTTTCTTTATATTGTGCAAATGCATCAAATACTGCAAGTCCACCTATCTGTCCTGCTTGTAGCATATACATATTGTTAAATGCAACATCAAAAGGATCAAAGTTTGTACCACCACCACTGTTTGTGCCGATACCTCTTCTATATAGTCTGCGTACTTCCATTACTTCGTCAGGTAAAGTGTATTCTGTTACACCATCTTGCGTGGTAAAGAATATAATACTTTCTTCTACACTACCTGAACTTAACTGACGATATATTGCTATTGCTTTATCTATAGCAACATCATAGTGTTCTCTGTCTAATTCAACATCAACTATTCCGTCAGCCAGACGTAATTGCAACTCTTTGATAAGGTCTTCTCTGCTTTTATATCCTATTTGATCTTGTGGCATACTACTATTTATCTAAATTTGTTTTAAAAAGCCTTTAGAATTAGTATATGCTCATTCATTCTACCGTTAAGTTTTACTTCTGTATCCTTACTATTATCTAACTCTGATTGAAATTTTGTTTTTGCATTGCCCTTAAATGCTTTTAATTGTTCTGCAGGTTTTCTAAGTGTTTTTTGCCAACTTACTGTATCACTGAAATCCTTTATGCTGGTGCCTTTTACTGTTAAGCCTAAAGATGTAGTTGCTTTTTTATATACGCCCAGTTTTCTATTCTTAGTATTAAATACCCAAACTTCACTGGCATCTATAATTTCCACAGGATTTATACTGCCTATGCCTAAATCACTGTCGTTGAT